AAAGAGAAAGACCAAGACTTTAAAACATATGCTTTGGAAGAAAAACGTAAAAAACGGATATTTAAAGTAGATTCCGATTTATCTAGGTTTATGGAAGATGATTAATGAAACTGGCAATACTAAATGACACTCATTGTGGCGTTCGCAATAGCTCTGACATATTTCTCGATAATGCAGAGAAATTTTATTCTGATGTATTTTTTAATTATATGGTGGAACATAATATTCGCCATATCGTTCACCTTGGTGATTACTATGATAACAGGAAATTTATTAACTTCAGGGCTCTTAACAGGAACCGTAATGCATTTCTTAAACCGCTCAGAGACCTAGGCATTACAATGGATATTATTTGTGGTAACCATGACACTTACTACAAGAATACCAATGACCTAAACAGCTTAAAAGAATTACTCGGTCATTATATGAATGAGGTCCATATCGTACATAAACCAACTGTTATGGACTACGATGGGTTGCAAATGGCGTTGCTGCCGTGGATATGTGCAGAGAATGAAAAAGAGTCGCTAGAGTTTGTAGCTAATTGTAAGGCTGATATACTAGGCGGACACCTAGAGCTTACTGGCTTTGAGATGATGCGCGGCTTAGAGAATAAACATGGTATGAGTCCGGCACTATTCAAACGATTCGAAATGGTTCTTTCCGGACACTTTCACGTCAAATCCCAACAAGACAATATTACATATCTTGGTTCACAAATGGAGTTCTTCTGGAGCGATGCGCATGATAAAAAATACTTTCATATATTGGATACGGAGACACGAACTCTCACTCCTGTCCGCAATCCTCATACTCTGTTCCATCGCATCCGCTATGACGACTCTAATTATGATTACCTAGATTATGATGTATCTCACCTCGAAGGTAAATTTGTAAAAATAGTTGTAGAAAATAAAGAAAATCAGTTTACATTCGACCGATTTGTTGATAGAATACAGAGTGTAAAGATTCATGAACTAAAGATCCAAGAAAAGTTCAGCGAATTTATTGGTGAAAATATTGAGGATGAAAACATATCTTTAGAGGATACGTCATCACTTATGAACAGTTACGTCGACACTGTTGAGACCGAATTGGATAAGGATCGTATTAAGAAAGATATGAATAACCTAATGATTGAGGCGCAGTCGCTAGAAATTGCATGATTATATTTAGAAACATTCGCTTCCGTAATTTTCTATCTACGGGTAATAACTGGACTGAGATTGATTTCGATAAGTTTAAGACCACCCTTGTAGTAGGTCATAACGGATCAGGTAAATCAACTATGCTGGATGCATTGGCGTTCGCACTATTCGGTAAGCCTCATAGAAACATTAATAAGCCACAGCTTGTTAATACTATTAATAATAAAGATTGCATGGTCGAAGTAAAGTTCGATGTTGCTGGATCTTCCTATAAGATCGTTCGAGGTATAAAGCCTCAAAAGTTCGAAATATGGAAAGACGATCAGCTACTCAACCAATCGTCCCATGCTAAAGAGTACCAGAGGATCCTCGAACAAAACATCCTAAAGCTTAATCATAAAAGCTTTCATCAGATTGTTGTCTTGGGCTCATCCTCCTTTGTTCCTTTCATGCAGCTCCCTGCACAACACCGCCGGGATGTTATCGAGGATCTTCTGGACATCAATATCTTTTCTAAAATGAATCAGATACTGAAAGAAAAGAATTCTAATATAAAGGAAGAGCTTCGCCAGCTAGACTATGACTTGGAGCTTAAAAAGGAAAAGATTGATCTGCAATCCAAATATATAAAAGAGGTGCAAGCACTAAGCGATGACCAGATTGAAGAAAAAGAAAACGAAATCTTCCTTGCCGAAGACTCCATCAACAACCTCCAGCATGAGAATGGTAACCTTTCCGAAGACATCGAGGAACTTTCGATTGGGCTTGAGGAAGGACTCAAAAAAAGCCACAACAAGAAACAAGCTCTCCTACAGTACAAAGCTGAATTCAATCAAAAAATCTCGACCCTCGTCAAAGACTCGAAGTTTTACGAGGAAAATGATACATGCCCCTCATGTTCCCAAGATATTAGTGGAGACCTTCGATCGAAGAAGCTCGCCTACGCCAAAACAAAGGCGGCAGAGATACAAAAAGCTTTGGACGATGTCTCTGACGAGTCGTCTACTGTGGAATCAGATATTGAACGGCTCAACACCGCATCTAATGCGATCAGAGAAAAGACCTCACTTATATCGGGCAATAATCGTGAGATCCTACGGCTGCAAGGACAGATTACAAGTCTTTCCACTGCCATATCAAACATACGCGGCAATGATGGTGACCTAGCCAAAGCCCGTACAGATCTAGATAATTTAAAGCAGGAAAAAGCAGATTTATTTGAAAATAGGATGTACATCAACGAAACTTTGTCGTATAATACAGTTATATTAGAAATGTTAAAGGACACTGGTATTAAGACAAAAATCATTAAGCAGTACTTACCTGTGATTAACCAGCTCATAAATCGCTACTTACAAATACTAGATTTCTTTATTCATTTTAACTTAGATGAATCATTCTCCGAGACTATTAGGTCGCGCCACCGTGATTCATTCTCATACGATTCTTTCTCTGAGGGTGAAAAGCAGAGGATCGACCTATCCCTTTTATTTACTTGGAGACAGATCGCTAAGATGAAAAACTCTGTATCGACTAACCTGTTGATACTGGATGAAACGTTCGATTCATCGTTAGACTATGAAGGCATAGACAATCTAATGAAGATCGTACACACGCTGGATGATGATACAAATGTATTCATTATCAGCCACAAGGGTGAAATGCTAGACGGTAAATTTGCCAATCGTTTGGAGTTTACAAAAGAGAAAAACTTTAGTAGGATTAAATAATGGAAATAAGTGCTGAAACAATTAAGGTGCTATCGAACTTTTCCCAGATCAATGGTAACATTGTTATTAAGCCCGGGAATAAGATCACTACCATGTCTGAGGCCAGAAACGTTTTGGCAGAAGCAGTAGTACCTGAACAATTTGATATGCAAGTCGGTATCTACGACCTCTCAGAGTTCTTGCGTGTCATTAGCTTAGTAGATACCCCTAACGTAATGTTTAAAGAAAAATTTATGAACATTGGTGGTAATGCTGGTCGGGCAATGGTTACATATTATTACTCTGATCCAGAGATGTTAACCACACCTTTGAAATCAATCGTTCTACCTAGTGAGGACGTATGGTTTGATCTACCACAACAAACACTTGCTGCACTCAAACAATCTGCTGCAGCATTTGGACACGATCATATGGTTGTTGAACCTGATGGTGGTGCTGTTAAGATCTCGGTTGTAGATCTCGAGAATGCAACTTCTAATAGTTATTCTGTATTAGTGGATGGAGGATATAAATCAGAAAGCTTTAAATTCATTATAAATATCAGTAACCTCAAGATGGTCAATGGTGACTATCAGGTTAAAATATCAAACGAACTTATTTCCGAATTCTCCAGTAAGAATGGTAATCTGACTTACTGGGTAGCTTTGGAAAAGTCATCAAAATATGGAGAATAAAATGAGTGATGATAAACAGCTGGATCTAGAATCGCACGCACCAGTATATGACCTAGCAAACCGTGTGTGCCGTTCATCAATTGCTGTGGTTGATACTATGGTTCAGCGGGGCGCAGTAAAAGGCGAGGAGCTTTCCACGCTTGGCCAACTTCGTGATCAATGTGTGCAGCTTATTCAAATGTGTGAAACTTTTCAACAGGATTTAGCAGCAACACAAGAATAAATTAGGATATTATATTATTATGAGCAAAGATTTTCTTTGGTGTGAAAAGTACAGACCCAAAACAATATCCGAAACAATCCTTCCAGAAGACCTAAAAAGCACATTCCAAAAAATGGTTGATACCGGAGAACTTCAGAATATGATTTTCTCTGGTACGCCAGGTCTCGGCAAGACTACAATTGCCAAAGCCATGTGTAATGAATTAGGATTGGATCACATTCTGATCAATGGATCGGAAGAGGGTAACATCGATACATTGCGTGGTAAGATTAAACAGTTTGCCAGCACTGTATCTTTACAAGGTGGGTATAAGGTAGTTATTCTTGATGAGGCTGACTACCTTAATCCACAATCTACGCAGCCAGCCCTGCGTGGGTTTATCGAAGAGTTTTCCGACAATTGTCGGTTTATTCTAACGTGTAACTTTAAGAATCGTATTATTGGGCCATTACACTCTCGCTGCGGTGTATATGAATTCAACACGTCCAAAAAGATTCTAGCAGATTTAGCAGCGAAATTCTACAAAAAATTCATAAGTATACTTGAACAGGAAGGTACATCATACGATCAGAAAGTAGCCGCTGATCTTATCATGAAACATGCACCAGATTGGAGGCGAGTATTAAATGAAGCACAACGATTATCTATTGCCAATTCTAACATTGGCTCTGTTGGGTCAAATAGTGACTCTAGTAACTTTATCGATCTAGCCAAACTATTAAAGGCTAAAGACTTTAAAGGTATGCGGAAATGGGTTACGAATAATATGGATGTTGACACGTCTGTAATATTTCGTAACCTTTATGACACTTCTTATGAGTTGGTAGAAAGTAAAAGCATTCCCCAACTGATATTAATTTTAGCAGATTATCAATATAAAGACGCTTTTGTAGCTGATAAAGAGCTAAATACAGTTGCATGCTTAACTGAAATTATGGCACAGGTGAACTACAAATGAGATTAGCAATTGGTCTAGTAATATTATGGTTATTAGCATATGATGATGCTGCATTGTTTAAGGTTTTGCATGGATTTCTTTTAAACGTTTTAACTTAGAGGAACAACATGCTAGCAACACTTTATACTCAACCGTTATGCCCCTTTTGTGACTTAATGAAATCCATGTTAGACGAAGCGGGTATAAGGTATAAAGTAACTGATATTAAATCAAACAAAACAGCATTAGAATTTATTCGGAATGAAGGCCACAAGACTGTTCCACAACTGTACCTAGGTGAAGTACATTTAAACAAAAAGCCGGACACTCGTGACTATACACCAAATGAATTATATAATATAGTAAATGCCGCCAGATCCGAAGCATGGAATTGGCAAGATAGTGGAATAGAAAACTTTTAATGAATCCTTTTAATTACTTAAATAGCATTAATGTCACCAAACAAGATATAATGGAGGATGACGTTGCTGAAAACGGGTATAACAGTTTTCTTATTAATCGCAGCCTTTCTTATTTCAGGGATACTGTTGTTCTTACTAATGTCGTGAACCAGTACCACCACCTAGATAAAAAACTTCAATATCATT